CCCGGAGCGTGGGCTCCGGGCCGGGAAGGTCTACAACCTCCCGCCGGAGGTGGCACGGCAGTTCCTCGCGGGTGACCCCGAGGATCGGACGGTGAGGTACGCTGAGCCCGCGCCCGGTGTGCCCCGCGACAAGGTCGCCAAGCTCCCGCGGCAACCCGATCCCGAGGATCTGCTGGAAGACGCGACGGACGATGAGGGCGACTGATGCGCCGGCCGTTTGGGCTAACGCTGATCTCCGCGCCCGCCTCGCCGGTTCTCACGACTGGCGAGGCGAAAGCCCATTGTCGGGTCAGCGGTAGCGACGACGACGGGGAGATTGATGCCTTCGTCGCCGCGGCGACCGACTACGTAGAGACAATCTGCAACCGTCAGTTCGTGACCGCCACGTGGTTGTACTCGATTGCGGAGTGGCCATGCGAGAACCGGGGGGAGATCCGCCTACCGCTGGCCCCCCTGCAATCAATCACCTCGCTCAAGTACATCGACACGGACGGGACGTTACAGACACTGAGCGCGTCCCTGTATCAGGTGTCCACCTACAGTGAGCCCGGTCGCGTGCGTCCGGCGCGCAACGAGGTCTGGCCGACGTGCGACCCGGAGTCGTTTGATTCGGTGCAAGTACGGTTCGTCGCGGGCTACGGTGATCCGGCCGACGTGCCGGAGAAAGCCAAGCTCGCGGTGAAGCTCCTGGTGGGACACCTGTATGAGAACCGAGAGGCAACGATAGAGCGGTCGCTTTCTATGGTCCCCCTCACGCTCAAGGCATTCATTCACTCGCTTGGCTACGGTGAGGTGGTGTGATGGGGCCAGTGCGCGCGGGCTCGCTCCGTGAGTGGGTCACCATTCAGTCGCGGGTGAACAACCCGGATGAGTATGGGGACCCGGTTCCTGTGTGGTCAACTCTCGCCAAGGTCCGCGGGTCGCTCACACCTATCTCTGGTAGCGAGTCACTGACGGCGGGGCAAGTGTCCGCGAACGTGTCACACCGGATCATTGTACGATTTCGAGACACCCTGAATTCCGAAATGCAGTTCATCATCCGCGGGCGGACGTTCAGCCTCGACTCCGTGATCAACGTAGACGAGCGGGACCGCTTGCAAGAGTGCCTTGCAACGGAGCGTACCAGTGGCGGTAGTTGAGGGCGCCGAACATCTGATCCAGAAGCTCAAGGCGATCAAGCAATCTGTCGCCAAGAGGCTACTTCGTAAGGCGATCGGCAACGGCACCCGCGCCATCCTCCGCGCCGCGAAGTCGCAAGCCCCCACGCGCACGTCCCTCCTGCGCAAGTCGCTAGGAAGGAAGGTCAAGGCGTACCGCGGGGGCATCGCGGTAGCAGGCATCGTCGGCGCGCGGTTGGGGTTCCGTCAGGTGCGCGGCGAGGGCAAGCGCGGCAAGCGTGCCGGGAAGACGCTGTACGCGGACCCCGTGAAGTACGAGCATCTGGTAGAGCTTGGCACCGTACGTTCGCGGGCGCAAGCCTTCCTAAATCCCGCGTGGCTAGCGGTTAAATCGTCGGTCACCGCGGACCTGAAAGAGACACTCGCCGCGGGCATCGCCAAGGCAGCTGGAGGCTAACCGTCCGTGGATATTGAAGCCGCCATCGTCGCGAAGCTCGTGGACACGCCCGCCGTGTTCGCGCTGATCGGCACCCGGCTGTACCCCGACCAGGCGCCGGAGGACGCGGCCGCGCCGTTCGTTGAGTACGGTGAGGCAAGCGCGGAGAGGCGGCGAACCATGAACGGGTTCGTCTCCCTGCGACGCTGGTCGATGCACCTGGACATCTACGCGACGCGCAAGCGTGAGGCAAAAGCGGTACGCGTGGCGATCGAAGCCGCCATCCTTGGCGCCAAGTGGGAGAACGATTCGGTGGCGGTACGCGGCGTATACGATGAGGATTCGGAATCGGGCGCTGAGCCGCCGTACCCTGGCGACGAACTCGGGCTGTATCGGATGGGCGTGGACCTTGCCATCCACTACCGCCAAAGCTGAGAGGTGAATCATGGCAGCGGTTGACGCTGATTTGGCCGACGGCTTTCGGCTGTACCACAGTACGGATGGGGCCACGTACAGTGAGCTTGTGGACATAGACTCCGTCGGCTCGCCGGGAAATCCCGAGCGGCCGGAGATTGATGTCTCTCCGCTCTACTCCACCGTCACCAAGCGACAGTTCCGCATGGGCAAGTCGAACTCCGGCATGTGGGAGTTCAAACAATACTGGAACAAGACGCGATGGGGCGTGCTGAAGGCGTACTATGACGCTAACACCAACGTCTACTGGCGCGCCGTGTACCCGGACAATGACGACGTGTCGCTCGCCAGCAAAGACGAGTTCCGCGGGTACGTGAAGAAGCTCCTCAGCGTCGGCACGCTGGATGATCCCGACACGCCCATGATCAGCGAAGTCTCCATCAAGATCGACGGAGACGTTACCTTCACAGCGGGGACCTAATGGAGCTACTCACCAAAGCAATCGCGTTCGCGTCCCGCCCGCGCCGGCTGGCCCGGGTGGATATCCCCCACTGGAACTCCTACGTCTTCGTCCGCTCCCTCACCGCGAAGGAGCGCGATGACTTCGACGTGGCGAACAGTGAGGCGCAGGCGAAGGGGCAACTGTCCAACATCACCGCCCGCTACGCGGTCCTGTGCGCGTGCGGCCCGGACGGCAAGCCGGTGTTCGATCCGGACGACGCGCGGCAGCTGGGCGATCAGGACGGGCTCGCGGTGGAGATCATTGCAGCCGCCGCGAAGACGCACAACAGCGCGGGTCAGGCCGGGGCAGACGCCGCGGAAAAAAACTGACGGACCGCCCGCAGGCACGCTTCGCCCACAAGTTGTGCCTTGCATTGGGCGGGATGACGCTGGAAGAGATGATGGAGCGGATGAGCGCCGACGAGTTCGCCCACTGGGTTGCCTACGACAAGCTCGACCCGATCGGCGCAGAGCGACTCGACTTCCTGGCGGCCCGGTTGGAAGCGACGCTGATCAACCAATGGCTCAAGAAGGGCGCCGAACCTGTGCGGCCGATCGACCTCATGGCGGACTACGGCGAGTTGCGGGCGAAGGAGAAAGCGGCCGCGAAGCAACGGGCGAAGATGATCCGGCGGAAGAAAGTGAAGCGAACCATTGGCGACAGCAATCGGCCCCGGACTGGTAGTTAAGCTCACCGCGTCCGCGGGCGGACTGGTGTCCGGGCTCGCGTCGGCGGAGAAGTCGGTTCGCGGGTTCAGCGATCGCACCGCAGGCATCATCCGCAAGGGGTCTAGTTCGCTGGTCGGCGCGGCCGGCCGGCTCACTTCCTTCGCGGCTGAAGCCTTCACCAACCCGGTCAAGGCACTTGGAGACACCGCACTCTCCGGTCTGTCCAACCTCGCCAACCGCATCCCGGTTGTCGGGGGCTTGCTCGCGCTACCATTCGAGGGGGCGAAGGCCGGGCTCGACGCGCTGTTCAGCACCTACGCCGTCGGCGCGGATCGCATCAAGGAACTCGGCGAAGCAGCCATGAAGACGGGCACGGACGTGTCCGACTTCCAGGTGTTCTCTGCTGTCGTGGGCGGGGGCGAACTCGCTGAGCGCGCCACCTTCAAGTTCCAACAGAAGCTCGGGGACCTCCGTCTCGCCGCGTTCGGCACAAAGAACGAGTTCACCCGCCTCGGGTTGTCATGGGGCGACTTCGAGGGTAAGGAGCTGAGCGACCAATTCGGCGTGGTTGCCACCGCACTAAACCGGCTGACCGATACCAACCTTCGGGCCAAGGCAGCGTTTGACATATTCGGCAAACAGGGCTTTGCCCTCATGCCCGCGATAACGAAGGGTGCGGGGTTCATCGAACAAACTCGCCAGCGAATCGACCGATTCGGTGCGGCGGTAACCGCGGCCGACGTAGCGAACGTCCGCCGGGCGGGTCTGGCGAAGAAACAGATTCAATTGCTCTTCGCCGGGTTCACAAACCAGATCACAATCGGGATAGCGCCCATACTCGCCGAAGTCGCGGAACTGGTGGGCAACATCCCGGGCGGGTTCAAGGGGTTGGGCAAGGGCATCATGGAGGGGGTGCTTGAGGCGGGCGAGGTAGTCGCCACGTTCATCGATTCGTGGGGCGACCTCGGCAAGATGTGGAAGACCCTGGAGAGCGGCTTCAACGTCCTCGTCGGCGCGATGGTGGAGGGCATTGGGCGGGTGGTGAAGGAGCTACCGTCGATCCCCCAGGCGATTGCAGCTTCGTTTGGTCCGAAGTGGGCCGCGCGGCTGGGCATCCTCACCGGCGCTATCGCGGCCCCATTGGGGCTGGACACTGCATCGCCGGGCGATCAACTCATCAAGCGCGGCCAGTCGATGCGCGAAGAGGCGCGAGCCGCGTTGAAGGGCGTGCAGGCGGAACTCGCGGGAGCGGGGCTCACCGCCGCGCAAGACAAGTGGGCGGGCATCGCCGATCGCATCCGCGCGCGGTTTAAGGGCGCGGCGAAGGCGATGGGTGATGACCTCTTTCAGGCGATGGCGCCGCGGATTGAGGCGCTCACTGAGAAGCTCAAGGACCCGCTGGACGCCTTCACCAAGTCATCCGGTGAAGCGATCGCGCTGCAAGGCATGTTCGAGAAGCGCGGGCTCGACCTGAACGCGATCACGGGCGGGATGATCGACCGCTCACTGGGGCAGGCGTTTATGGCGTTGCGACAAGCCTACCAACCCCCGCAGCAACAGTTCACCGCGGCGATGGAAGAGGGGAGCAAGGAAGCGTTCTCCGTCATCACCGCCAACAAGTTCGGGCAGGCGCGTGAGAGCGTGCAACAGCAGATGAAGATACTGCTTGAGGAAGCCAACCGCCAGCGGGAGGAACAGGTTCGCCAGGGCCGCGAACTGCGCGACGCCTTCAAGTCGCAAGCCGTCAAGGTCCGGGGGGCCGGGTAATGCCCATCACCACCTGGATTGTGACGGAGAGCGATGAACCCCGCAGGGCCGGGCTCAACGAGCAAGGTCACCGCGAGTACACGCGCATCTTCCACGTGCGCACGGATGACGAACGGTACACGGGCAACGACGTGTCCGTACACCCCGACCTCCCCAAGTTCGGCGACGTGTACCTTGGCGGGGTCCTCCCCGATGCCGGCGCTACGGTGCGGAACATTGACATTCGCCAGCGGCAGGAAGAGCCGCGGGAGTGGGTGTGCGAGTACAAGTACAGTAGCGGGACGCTGTCCTCTAACGGCGCCGGCGGCGCG